CTTTACCTACAATAGATAATAGGTTATGACCTAGAGTAATATAATCATCTTCAAATATGCCGTTGCCATCTGGTCCTCTATGATGAGCGGCCTTGACCATCTTCATCATCAACTCTGGCTTTACATCAACTATTCCGTGTATCGCACACATTATATACTCTTTCCCATTCTCTAGTTATTTTTTCAGGCGTGTATATACTCGCTACAAGTTTTTGGCCTTCTTCAACTTTTTTAATTACTTCTTTTGGATTATTTATCGCCCAATTTATACCCTCATTTATATCACCACACCATATAAACTTTTGTAATTTTCTCCAACTTGGTATTGTTGCATTTGTAATTACAAATCTACCTTGTCTTAATGCGTCAACAGGTCTATTATTGCCTTTGTATTTTGTCATTTCATGGTCATTATCTACAGGTAATAAAACTATATCTGATTGTCTGACCATTTCGCCTTGTAACTTATAAGACCATATTATAGGTCCTTTATTAGACATAATTTGTAAAGCTACTTTTGATAAATCATATTGTCGCCAATCTATTTGATTTAAATTGCCTGCACTACCATAATATAATGCACTCATTCTAACAGGATTAGGATTAAATTTTACAGGTTCCTCATCTCTTTCTGTAGGGTCAGGTATAACATAAACAGGTTTGTTTACTTTTTCTTCGATAAGTTTTTTTAGTTCATTACAAGTTGTTGTGATTGCTGTAGCTGTGCTATTTGTATTTGACCATAATTTTTCTAATACAGGCCATTTGTTATCGCAAATATCATGTATGTATTTTATACCATAATCTCTTAATTGTTCTACATGAAATTCATTATGTATTCTACCTAAAACAACTATATCATTTTTATCGGCTTGACCTATATTGGTTATACATTTACCAACAAGTCTAGCTCTTGACCTATATGAGTAAGGTTCTTGTTTACCTTTTCTGTCTGGTGTAAGAAACTTTAACATAAGCTATTAAATAAACTTTCCATCATTTTATTAAGAGTTGTTTCTCTTTGTTTAGAGGACATATTCTGTAATGGTTTATCAAAATGGTCTGCAACTGTACAAATAGATAATGCTTCTCTATCAAATTTATTAGCTAAAGAATATAATATGTGAGTTTCCATTTCAACTGCAAGTGTGCCTAGTTTTCTTTGTTCTTTCCACCACCACTCATCTGGATTATAAAACCAATCACTTGACATAATAGGTCCTGCCACGGCAAAAGGAGCGTGGCGCATATATTTTTCTAGTAAAGAATATGTAACTGAAGGACTAAATGACATTGATTTATTGGCAAAACTAGCCCAACTTTTAGTCATTGCACTATCTGTATGTGCTGTTGTAGCTGCTACTATATCACCAACATTTAAATCTTTATGAATACCACCACAACTACCAACTCTGATAATTTTTTCTACATCATATACTTTGTATAACTCATGTATGTAAATAGCATTTGAAGCCATACCCATACCACCGCCTTGTACAGATATGTAAATTTCTTTATCATTCCATTTTAGGTAACCTGTATAACCTAACATATTTCTTACACTATTAACTTGTCTTACTTCTTCAAGGTAAGTGTCTGCAATCCATTTTGCTCTCAATGGGTCGCCTGGCAATAATACTATAGGAGCATAATCACCTGGTATTGCTTCATTGTGTGGCGTAGTCATATATTTCCTTCCAATTTTTTACTCTTTTACCGTTCCAACCCTCTCGGTTGTATGGCCAGTCCATGACTAATGTATCTAAACCGACTTCTTGTCCGTCTTTTGCATAGTCAATTCTATCTTCTATCCATATATAATTTTTACCTGCATATGGTTTTAATATTTCTTTTTTTGGTTTTGTAAAATCACCAGCACAATATATGTCATCAAATACATCACCAAATAAATGTTGTAAATTTATCTTTCTTAATCTATGAGCATACTTGTCTTTACCTATCATGGTAACAACATCAAATCGCCAGCCTTCTCTGCCTAATCTAGTTACATATTCAACACTATCTCTAAATGCTGGAATATAACCTAATGCACCAGTTTGATTAAACTCATGCACTTTACCTAGAGCTTCTTTGTCGTCTATACCGTATCTTTGTGATTGATTAAAATAATGGTCTGTATTTGGTAATCTAAAATAACCTTGTTCTCTCATCCAGACATCAAAAGCAAATGCCCAATCTAAAAGAACACCATCACAATCAGTTATAATCTTTTTCATAATCTATCAATAATCTCCTAATTTCAGGCCATGTGCCTAAATCAATATAGTCTGCAACTTCAATTACTTTACTACCAAATATTGGTGTTTGTGTGATTTCGTTTTGTGAATGTTTTTGTTTTAGTGTAGATTTTTCCATAAAGTTTATACACTCAAAAAAGTTTCTTCTTCTAAATGCAAAGGCGCACCAAAATGAATTAAATTGTTCAACTCTTTCTGATGGTTTATCTTCATACTCTACAACCATACCCTCAGCATTTACATAGATTGCACCTTTTGTTTTTAAAACTTCTCTATCTTCTTCTCTCTTAATTAAAAAACTAAAACCAGTTTCTTCTAAAGCTTCTGTTGTTAATGTGTAAAGGTCTTTACCTGGTTGTAACTTCATCAATGTATCTGGTAACAATACAATATTATGTTCACCAAATAAATGATAGGCACTTTTAATTGCACCTGTGTATTCTTTTTCACTAGGGTTTTGATATACAAATGATATATTGAATCTGTCTTTATACTTTGCAAGATACTTAATTAGGTCTGTTTTATCTTCATTAATAACTACAATAAAATCTACTTGATTTCTACCATAGTCTTTAAAAAAATTAAAACAATTATCAATTAAAGCATTGTCATTATCTAATCTTAATATCTCTTTAGGATATGGTAGATTTAATCTCGTACCTTTTCCAGCGGATGGTAAAATAACTGTTAACTTCATTTGCAAAATCTTTTCAATGCCTCTAATTTCTTTTCGTGTGGCCATTTTTGTGCTGTTCTAGCTGTAATCCAAAATGCCCACTCTGGTAATGTTGTTTCTTCTCCATACTTATCTTTTATTTGATGTTCAGATTTAAATAATTCTTGTGGTATATTTTCCATTTGCCATATATTCATTTCATGGTCTGTATCAGGTGGATTTTTTAACATCAATACTGCCTGGTCTACAACTTTTCTTGCAGCCTCTGGTGTGAATATGGCTGCCGATACACCACCTAAACCAGTTGTAGTTTTTGGTTTTGGTCTTTGTATTCGCCATTGACCTTTTATATCTGTAGGCAAATTCATTTCTTTTACAGGTACACAATTGATTTGTGTTTCTAATATGTTTTGTTGATAAAGATATGGTAGATACAACCATCTTAATAAGTAAAAATGATTTCTTGTAGGATTTTCTGGAAACCACTCTGTAATATCATTAAAGTCAATCATGTGGTCAATACATTTTTGTTTGGCCTCATCTGTAGGTTGATATAATGCGATATGTCTTTTTAATTCTGGATAGATTTTACTTGTTTGTTTTTCCCATAGGTCAAAATACAAGTCAAAATATTTTGGGTCAGCGGCACAATATAATATCATCTTGGTATCTCTGTATGTGGTATATGTAGTTGACTTCTTATCTTTGATTTATCTTCTCTTTGAGTTACATAGTAACCCTCTATATGTGTATAACCTTTTTCTCTAGCCCAATAAACTCTTTTATGTCCAGTTTGTACATATAAACCTGGTCGTACATCACCATTTGCTTTTAGATGTTGAGGTGTTTTACCTCTTTTTAATCTTTCTTGTACCCACTCTTCCGTGTGTGGCGATACAGTAATAGGATAAATCATGCCATGTTTTTCAAAACTTTCCCAATAATTAAATTCATCCATTCTTCTTTTCAACCAATCATCTGTTGGCATTAAGATAAGTTCATCTAAATCCAACTCTCGTAAATCATCAAATAAATTATCAGGTTGTTTATTTGCTTTTAATACTATTCTCATAACCAACCTTTTGTATAAAATAACTATCAGCAATATCTGATATAGGATTGCCAACCTTTTCTGTATCAAATATCTTTTTTAAATCTAGTTTAGTATCTTTCACAAATGCCTCATACATCATTTCTTTATCTGCGTTACCTTTTCCTGTAGCCCCTTTTTTAACCACGCTAGGTACAACATTTGCATAAGGTAATTGTTCTTCTTGTAATCTGTATTTGAGTATGCCACAGTTTTCGGCGATTTGAAATAGTCCTTGACCTTTCGAACCATAAGAGTAGCCTTCAATATATATTTGGGGATTAAGTAATGGTGAAATAATATCCAATGCAAAGTCAGATATGTATTTAAATCTTTCAATCGGGTCAGTCCATTCTTTATGTTCATAACCTATAATCTCCTCACTCATTTGACCTATCCACTTTTTCTTTGTGGTTAGATAATAAAACATTAAGCCTGCGTCACCATCTATGTTAACACATACAGCAGGACTTGTTAAGCTATAATCAATTCCAATTATCGTCTTCGTTACTATCGTCATTTGACCAGACTTCCTCAGTTTCATCTTGTTCATCTTCTACCTCATATCCACAGAAAGGACAAGTAAGAGGTTCTAAATCTTGCTCTTCTATATCCCATACTACGGTATATTTAGTTTCACATGAGGAACAGGTCTTTTGTCTTTTTTCAATCATTATAGTTTAAATTTCTTAAATTGGTCCTTCTTAACATCTTGTTTAATACCACCAATAACATAAGATTCAATCTCTGTTTCTTGTGGGGCATTTTGTGTACCCTTTGAATTCAACCAATGGTCTACCCAAGGAAGTGGATTTACTTTTTGGTCGTATTGTGGTGTTAGGCCTATTGCCTTCATTCTTCGGTTTGCCATGTATTCGACAAATTGGTGTAACAGTTTTTCTGATAATCCAATCATAGCGCCTTTTGAAAATAGATGTGTTGCCCACCTTTTCTCCTCTGTCAATGCCTCATCATACATCTTATATAGGTCTTTTTCACATTCTTTTCTAATCTTTAACATATCTTTATCATCATTACGGTCATGCCAGTTGTTGATAATTGTTTGTGACATTGCAAGGTGTTGACTTTCATCTCTAGCAATAAAAGAAATAATCTTAGCAGAACCTTCTAAAAGTTTTAATTCACCAAATGCAAAACTACAAGCAAATGAAACATAGAAACGCAAGCCTTCTAATATGTTTACTGTACACATAGCTAGATACATTTTCTTTTTAAGTTCGTATAGTTCAACTTTGTCTTTGTCTAAATGCCATCTATAACCTAAATCAATTAGTTCATCATACATTTTTGTAACAGACTTACTTCTCTTTTCAATCTTTTCGTCTTCGATAATTGTATCAAATA